GCAGGCGTTAGCGTTTGTCGGGGCCCGCGAGGCAAACGACTGTACAGTCGTCGCGTATGCCCAAGAGTTATATTGGTGGGTGGGGGTTGTGACTGCAGCACAACAGACCCCCTGCCCTTGGCCAGAGCTGTAGCATGAAGTCAATGTCATGTGCAAAGTCTGCCTCCGCGCACCGCGCCGACCGAGTCAATGGTGGTCGACAGGCGTAGTGTGCGGTGATCGTTTCCGTGTTAGGGTGCGCCCCTGTGAAGGATTACAGATCTAGGACGTCCACGTTTGTCTCAACGTGGTAACCAACTAAGCACGATGGCATTGTTCTGAATACTACTGTGAAGGCCCAGGTCCACTGAAACTCGCCCCGTTGTCTTGCAAACACGGGTATCTTGGCTCGCACGAGCCCCATCACCATGGCGGTGTCATGCCATGGTCGACCACGAATGTGGTATGCGCGCGAATCGCTGACGCGCATTATCAGGCGAAAAATGACTTCTCATTCTTCCAGCCCGACACCGGCAAAACGGATTGGTAACCCGTATTTGCAAAACACGCTCGAGACACCCCGCGCCCCCGGAGCGCGCACGCGGCCCCTTGAGGCCGCAACTCCACTAACAGTGGAGATTTCAGGTGTAGAACACACCTTTAATGGCGGCGTAGTCGATACGTACGCTGCCCTTAAGAACGCAAAGTATGACGCCGACACGCTGCGTCGTACTGTCATCGCCAAATGCACATCCGCTCAAGGTGCATCGGAGGCGATCATCGCCAGGGATTTTGACATGTTAAGTAGGGGATACGTAGATGTCAACGGCGTCTGTGACGCTTACTGGTATGAGGTCATTTCGTGTGTGGCCATAATCATCGTGCTGTCCTACAACATCAGCATGCCCCCTACAGCTTGGGAACGTTTCATGGCACTCTTTTACGCCATTCCCAAGCGCTCGTGTCCGAACCCGCTCGTCTTCATCCTGCCCGTCATACTCGATATGTGTCAGCCGTCAGGTTCCACCTGGACTCGTAGGGTCCCGTGGTCGGAAGCTGTCGACTTTGCCTTGTCAATGCGCCCATCGTATGAGCGCAACCCCCACCTCCTGACACTTAGGGAAGACTCATGCGTCGCAATGCCAGTTAGTGACACGCCCTGCAGCCGCACGGATGGGTGGTTCGAAGTCCGCGATACGACATTCCCCCTGCGTCCCACCGCCATGCTAGTGCCTGGCCCCATCACGTTCGGTGACGCGCCTCGCATGGTGGTTGATAACGAGTGGAACCTAAGCAACACACTCAACAAGAGGTGCAACGTTGCCAGCCTACCAATCGATCAGGATAGGTGGAGCGAACTGTGGGACTTCGCTGATGAGTTCATGTGCCTCTTGCCGGCCGCCGTGCCATATGAACGTGACGAGTTCATTCAAACCATCAAGGACGGAGCCAAACGGAAGCGCCTTGAGGAGGCCACGCCTGACATGCTCGACAAACTCGGGGTCGTTTCTGTGAAACGAGAGAAGGTGTCATCATTCGGTTACGTCGAGGAAGCCGACCAGAAAGCCCGATTGATCTTCACGCGCAACGCTTACTACCAACGCGAGGTGGGCATGTGGACCAAGGCCTTCAGCAGCCAAATTGCCAACGCTACGGCTGACCTCCCCGTCACGTGGACCTATGGGTGGAACGCGCAACAATTGGGCACGATCGAGCCGGGCAACCACGGCTATGTGCACGAGGGTGATATGTCAGCGTTCGATGCGCGCATCGCAGAGCCTCATTTGTTGCTTGAGCTGCACATGTATAGGTTGGCGGGATTTAGCCCAGACGTCCTTGAATTGATGTTGACTGGGATGCCCACGACGATGGCATCCCGATTGGGCCGCATCTCAGTGCGCACGCAACGGCGCAGTGGTGACCCCAACACGTCACTCGGTAACTCACTGCTCAACCTCGTGATCACCACACACATCCTCGCCAAGAAGTACAACCTGGGGGCTACTGAACTGATGGCCAGGTTACGTATGGATTCCACACACGTATACGTGATGGGCGACGATCTGATCATCACGTCTGATGTCGATCTAAACATCGACTTCCAAGCCGAGTATGCAATGTACGGCCTAGTCCACAAGCCCGTCACGCGAACGACTGGGACGCACTTGGCCACGTACCTGTCGGGTTTGTTCTACCCCACCGACATCGGCACCGTGTGGGGTCCACACCCTGCGAGTATCAACAAGGCATACTGGTATGACAGGGACCACGGCATTGCCACTAAGAAATTGTTGGCATTGGTGAAGGGCGACGCGCTTGCGAGACGGCAACTAAGCGGTTTCATTCCCGTGCTCGGTGTTGCGGCCGAACGTGCCATTGCGCTCTGTGGTGATGCGCTGGCGATGGCCACCGACTATGTTATCCAGCCTAGTCCCAGCCGCGCATCAGCCACTGCATCAACATACGACTTCGTAGCCGAAGTGATCGGCTGTTCACCGCAGGAGTTACACGACCTTGAGCGGCGAATTCAGTCTAGCGTTGGCAATGTCCACAGCGAGCTCTTTGTGAAGTCACTGATAGCCGCAGGGAAAATCGTTGATGTCCTGCCCGCTGAGCCGCCCTACGAGATCAAACCGGACGTGGCCACCGTGCCCGACCCCACCCTCGTAGCGACTAGTTCGGCACCTGTGCGACCGTCATGGCATGAGGCTCCCTGCGCCCGTGAGCTGTTACGCCTTGCTAAGCGCGGTCACCTCGTCAAGATGTTGCCCGGGCCGCCCACTGTACAAGAGTTCACTGACCTCGTACGCGCCACTTACTACTGGATCGACGGTACGCCCAGGTTCAAGAAGGGTGACTCCTCATTGTCCATCATCATCATGCCGCCAGGCAACGAGAAGTATGGCCATGTCGAAATCGGCACCATGCCAGGCGCAACCCAGGATGACATTGGTTTCGAACGTCTCAGGCAGACGTCATGGTGGATCGGCATGCCACCCAAACGCACCGAGCCTCGACGCAACAACAAGGCCGTGCGAAACAAGATGCACGCCAAGCAACGCAAGCGCCGCGTTGTCACCCCCGGTGACGATTCATCCACGTTCAAAGTTGAGTTCATCGTGAC